AAGATTACCATCCGTGCAAGGGTGAATGGTCTGATGAAGCAGATAGAGAGATACCTGCTGATAGTGGCCGAGGGTAACGTCCCCATCGACACTACGAGGCTTGACCAGAACCAGTCGCTCATTGTCGATACCGACCTGAACTTCTACACACTTGAGGAATGGCAGGCAAGCGGTAAGAGCAATGACGTTGCGGAGGGCGTGGCCTTCTCAGATGGCACTCGTCGTTTCATCATTGCCAAGAAAGGCGTTAAGTATTCCGGCGGAAGGTGGATGAGCCTTGCCTTCGGCGGTTATGGCGTGAAGATAGCAGGTCTGGAATACGGTAAGAGCTGGGACGGCTTAGGCAACACTCAGAAGATTATTGCCTCTGTCACGGAGTCAGACGGATATTACAAGACGGAGCCGTACAGCGCAGCAGCCTTTGTAGCCGCCTTTGACGCCTTCCCGTCAGGAAAGAAGGGCTATCTGCCTGCAGCACTCCAGTACGAGGCGATATCACAGGAGGCCACCTTGAAGAAGGTCAACAAGCTTGTCGAGGCCATCGGTGGCGACCCACTGATTACACAAGGGCTATCATCCTACTGGACTTCCGACATCATGGCGGATGATAACTACCCGAACAAGTACGCCTATATTTGGTGCCAGATTTACAATCATGGCTATATCACCTATACACAGCGTTCAAACAAGAACGTTGCCCGTATATTCAGAGAACTCGAAAAATAACATAGGACATGGCAGACGAAAGAGTAAAAATCATAGACATTCAGGTAAGGTACCAAGATGCCGTCGAGGGCCTTGCCAAGTTCCGTTCCTCACTGGCTGAAGCCCGTAAGTACCAGGCCGACTTGAAGAAGGAGTTGAAGGCTGGCACCATTACTCAGGAACAGTACGAGAGCAGCATGGCTGCAAGTAATGTGTATATCAAGCAGCAGGGCGACCAGATGCGTGAGCTGTCTAAGCAGGTGAACAACCAGATAAAGGCCACCCGTGAACAGGAGGGAAGTCTGAAACAGCTCAGGTCAGAGCTATCCAACGCCACTCAGAAATGGGATGCCATGAGCCGTGCAGAGCGTGAATCCGCAAAAGGTCATGAGCTGAAAGACCATATCAACCAGATAACGTCTGAGCTGAAAGGCGCAGAGGAAGAGACACAGCGTTTCTACCGTAACGTGGGTAACTACAAGAGTGCCACAGAAGGTCTTGAGACCATCCGCATGAAGGTGGCCGATATCGGCAAGCAGATGTTGTTGGCTCTGGGAGGCGGAAGCCTGCTGGCTTTCTCCAAGGACGTGTTGCAGGTCACAAGGGACTTTCAGGACGGTATGGCCAGAGTCCGTGCTGTCACCAATGCGTCTGCAGAGGATATGAAGATGATGACCGACGAGGCCCGAAAGATGGGTCGTGAGACCATCTATCATGCCACAGATGCGGCAAAGGCCATGGAGAACCTTGCCCGTGGCGGCTTCAATGCAGCAGAGGCGACAACGGCACTGTCACGAACCCTGCAGCTGGCTCAGGCAAACACGATCAGCCTTGATGAAGCCAGTGACCTTATGATTCGTACCATGCGAGGCTTTGCCCTTCCCATTAGTGAGGAAGAAATGGTACACGCCAATGACGTGCTATCCAAGACCGCCGCCAGTTCTGCCACAAACGTCATAGAGCTGGGAGAGGCCCTGAAGAACGCCGCACCATTCGGCCATGCGCTTAACCAGAGCGTCGAGGAAGTCAATGCCGCCCTTGGTGTGCTGGCAGACGTCGGTGTGCGTGGTGCCGATGCAGGTACCGCCCTTCGTATGGTCATCCTTGGCCTGTCATCACCAACAGCCAAGCAGCAGAAGGTTTTCAAGGAGTTCGGTATTGAGATAAACCAGCAGTCATTAGAGACGGAGGGCCTGACAAAGACCCTGCAGAGATTGAAGGACAGTGGAATCATGGAGGCTTCCAATTCCGCAGAGCTGCTGGCCAACGTTTTCGGACGTCGCTGTACTCCGCAGGTCATGGCACTCGTCGGCAACATTGACAGACTGGGTGAGAAGCTGGGGACGCTGAATGAGGCTCAGGGAACGACGGAACGTATGTTCGAGCAGTCCTACAGTAACGTGTCTCAGTCCATCTTCTCCCTGTCATCCGCATGGGAGTCTTTCAAGATATCCTTGGGTGAGAGCAACAGCGAAGCACTTGTCTCTCCTATTCAGGGACTCACAGAGGGTGTGCGCTGGCTGGAAGAGCATTTGCCAGAGGTCGGCCACTTGCTCATTACACTCCTTGCATCCATCAGCTTTGCAAGGCTGGTCAAGGAGGCTCAGGCTTCCTTTGTGACCATCCGCAACTCAGCAGTAAGCAACGCAGAGGCAGCATCCACTACCGTCCGTAACCTCCAGAATCAGGAGATTACCCTACGCAAGACCGTAGCAGCCCAAGAGGTTGCTCTGGAAAGCGCATCAGGCACGGAGCGTACCATGCTGGAGGCGAAGGTACTGGCCAACAAACGCCAGTTGGCAGAGACAGAGAAGGCTCTGGTGAAGGCTAAGCTGACAGAGATACAGACATGGGAAACGGCAGCAGCCGTGAACTCTGGTAATGCCTGGAAGTCCGCAATGGCCGCAGCGAGTGTCGCCGTAAGCGGTTTCGTCACAGCAGCCAAGGTAGCCTTGAAGAGCTTCGTCTTCACGGCTGTCATCATGCTTGCCTTTGAAGCATTGCAGAAACTATTCTCTCTCATGGGTGACGGCAATAGCTGGTTCGGTAAGCTGACATCAGCCGTGACGGACTTCATCAAGCAGGGATTGAGCTGGCTCATCAAACAGCTAAAGGCCGTTTCCGACTGGTTCTCCGAGTTCATGGAGAACAGCCGACTGATGCAGGCCGCACTTGTCATCATCAAGACCGATATCGCTGTCATCGGTGCCGTGTTCAAGACCGTGTGGACTATCTTCAAGACAGGCCTGAAACAGATATGGGAGGGCTTCAAGCTCCTTGCTGGAATTATCGGCAGCGTAGGCACAGCCCTTGAAGGACTGCTGACATTCAACTGGACTCAGATGAAAAGAGGCTTGCAGGGTGTGGCCAATTCCGTTACGAACTTCCTGAAGGGAACAGTCCAGAACGCCAAGGATGCAGGAACGGAGATTGCCGACAATGTGGTGAGTGCCTATAACTCTACCGTCGATGCCATTGACAAGGCTGGAAAGAGCAAGGCCTTTGGAGGCGGCGGCTCATCTGCACCAGCCCCAGCATCGAAGCCTACAGGCACCCCGTCGGGAAAGACCCCAGACAAGGCCGTTGCGGAAGAGTCAGAGAAGGAAAGTGACAAGCCCAAGACCAAGTACGCTGAGGACGCCAAGAAGGCCAAGCAGGACTGGGATGAAGCCAAGGCTGAGTACCAGCGTATCATCAAGGACCAGAACGCCACCACTGAGGAAGTCCTTGCAGCACGTAAGGCCATGCAGGAAGCTCAGAAGGCCTACGAGGACTTGACGGGTGACAAGCAGAGCAAGGGTAAGTCCGGCAGACGAGACAATACAGCCCAGAAGCAGGCAGAGCTTGAACGGAAGGCTTTCGAGGAAGCAGAGAAGGCCATGCTTGACCTGATGAAAGATACAGCAGCCAAGCGTCGTGCTCAGCTGGAGAAGCAATATAACGATGAGATACGCAAGCTCACCGTTCGCCTGAATACCGAGAAGAACCTGACGGAAGCAGCAAAGGAAGCCATTCGCAGGACTATTCTCTTGAAGGAGCAGAAGAAGAACGAGGAACTGCAGAAGCTCGATGAGAAGGAGCTGGAGCGTCAGATACAGGAGCAGCAGAAGCTCACGGAGTCCCGTCTGTCTGTTGTTCAGAAGGGAAGCTGGCAGGAACTCCAGTTGAAGAAAGACCAGCTCAACGAGCAGCTACGCCTGAATCAGATCGCTCTCCAGAGAGAGAAGGAGGACAGGATGGCTGATGCCGAAGAGAAGGTACGCCAGGCAGAGGAACAGTACGGTGTCGAGTCCACTATGGCCTATGAAGCCGCTCAGGAGAAACTTGCCGTCGAGCAGGAGTTTGCGGAGCGTATGGCCAACATCAGGGAGAAGGCCCGTCAGGATGACCTCGCTCTTGATGACCAGTACCGCCAACAGCTCATCCAGCAGCGTGAGCTGGCTTTCCAGAACGAGGCCACGCAGTTCGAGATATGGAGTGAAGAGTGGAAGCTGGCAGACATGGCAGACAAGGATGAGTACATCGAGCGTGAGCTTGGCTTCCAGCAGTTGAACCTTGACGTGGTTCAGGACGGAGAGCTGGCCGTTCTTGCTGTCCGTCAGCAGGCCGCACAGGAGAAATACGAGGCCGTTGTGAGGGCTGGCCAGATGGAGGGTGAGACGATGGAGCAGTACCGTGCGAGGGAGCTTGCGGCAGAGAAGGCCAAGGTGGATGCCAAGCTGGCTTTCCAGAACGCAGAGATAAAGAACCGCAAGGCTTACTACCAGTCCATGCGTACCCTGTCAAACAGCCTTGTCTCTCTTACTGCCGCCATCGGTGAGAGTGACGAGAACTTTGCCCGTCTGAGTAAGATTATCACTCTGGCACAGATTACCATTGATACGGGTCGTGCCATATCCGCAGGTGTGGCCAGCGCTTCGGCTCTTCCATACCCTGCCAACCTTGCTGCCATTGCCACGACGATTGCCACCGTCCTTGCGAACATCGCCACGGCTGTAAGTACCGTCAAGTCGGCAAACTTCGCTCAGGGCGGTAAGGTTACAGGACCAGGCACGGGAACCAGTGACAGCATACCAGCGACCCTGTCAAACGGCGAGTTCGTCATGACTGCAAAGGCCACAAGGATATTCGAGCCCCTTCTTGCGGCCATGAATGATATCGGTGCTGGTGTGGTACCCATGCAGGCCACCAACGCATACCGTGACTATAATATGCCTACCGATGAGCTGACCGAGAGCTTCAAGGAGGCTGCAGAGTCCATCCATCCCGTTGTTTCTGTCGTGGAGATTGCAGAGCGCCAGAGAGAGGTGGAGGTCGTAGAGACACTTGACAACATTGAATAATAACATAATTCACGATTCTAAATGACACGATTTGAACTACTGAAAGCAAACAAGACGTTGATAGAGACGTTAGTAGAGAACTCTATTGATGTGAAGGACATCGAATACCTCAAGCTCGTAGAGGAATTTAAGGACCTGAAAGCCAAGCACCACAAGGTGGGCTATATCGTCTGTCACCTCAGCGAGAAGTACGGGAAGAGCGAGAGAGGTATCTACAAGATTATCGACAGGATGACAAAGCGTGTGAAGCTATGAAGTACTTCAATACCATTGAGAAGAGCCAGTTGTTCTATGGCAACAACATCGAAGTGATGGATGACCTGCCAGCGTACAGCATCGACCTGATAGTGACAGACCCGCCCTATAACTTCACCAAGGCCAACTGTACGAAGATGTATAAGGAGACGTCCAAGAAGCTGATGTCGAAGTCCGGCCTGTATGACTATGATGACGAGACGGAAGAGTGTCGTATCAAGGCTGGCTTCGGCAGGGAAGATATCTACCAATGGCTGAACATGACACCAAGGCTGATGAAGAAGATGAACGCTTACATCTTCTGCTCAGAGGCTCAGGTTCCCATCTATGCCGAATGGGCAGAAGAGAACGTCTGCAAGTTTTCTATCCTGGTATGGGAGAAGCCACTGACGAT